AACAAACCAAGCTTGGATATTGTAGAAAGTATACGAGGCGATCGTGTTTTAGATCGATCTATGCAAACGCGACGAGATGATGACGTAATTCGTTCGCCAAAAAGAACATTATATGATGTGGATTATGCTATTAAATGGTATGTTGAAAATGAAATTCAACCGCAAATTAAAGCACAACAAACTATCATACCAGTACCAGTAATTTATGCAAATGGTGAAAAGTGGGACAATGTACAGCGCTTAGGATATTTACGCGATGAAAAGGGCATGTTACAGTCACCATTAATCATGTTAAAAAGAAGTTCGGTGGCAGAACGAGATTCATTTAAAACATTGGATGTCAATTGGCCACAAGCTGGAAATCAAATTGTATATCGACAAAGATATAATGAAAAAAATCGTTATGAAGATGAATTATTTCCAATACCACTTCAACAACCACAATCATCACAACAAGTAATGATTGTTGATATCCCAAAATATGTAACTGTTGAATATGAAATGTTAGTTTGGTGTGATTTTACTACACAACTTAATGAATTAGTAGATCAAATATTTACATATAGCCGATTTGCTTGGGGAAATGAATCAAATAAATTTGCAACAACAATTGGATCAATATCATTTGAAACCGTAAATACCGTTGGCGAAGATCGTTTGGTTCGTGCAACATTACCATTAACGGTGCAAGCAACTTTGCTTTCTGGTCAAGAAGCTAGAATATCAACGTTGAAAAAAATGTATTCCGTAAAACGAGTTACGTTTGATATAGTAGTCGATGTTGAACAAAATATATTTGAATCGATTGCATTACCAACTGCAATATTACAACAACAAGCTAATATATTTTCCGGAGGACAGGTTGTTGCTAATACTCCAGCTGGAGCTGTAACAATTAATGCACAAGTAATGTCATACTTAACTGAATTAACTGAAGAGATTGCAACATATTCAAATGCAACTACGATAACTATTCCAGCACTAGCAGCAGTTAATCCGGTTACCTTTGCAGTTGCATCTAAAAATGAATTTGATGTGTTTATTAATGGTCAATATGTTGATAAAATAGTATATACTTGGACGCCTAGTGACGTTACATCACAAACAATTGTTTTTGATACTGCAGAATTAGGATATACACTTAGTGCATCTGATGTCATTGTAGTTAAAGGGAGATGGGCATAATGGCAAGGCAGTTTAAGCCCGGACAATTACAAACCGGTTCTTTATATAATATTTCTTCTAGTTTTGCAATTACTGCATCATATGCAGCAAACGCAGGTACAACCGTTGATACTGGATCATTTGTTACTACAAGTTCATTTAATTCATTTACTGGATCAATACAACCTCAAGTAAATGCATTAATTGCAGCAACTTCTAGTTATATAGTATCATCGCAAACTAGTTCAATGACAGTACTAAGTTCTAGTTTTGCAGTATCAGCATCTAGATCCGTAACAAGCTCATTTTCATTATCATCTAGTTTTGCAACATCGGCATCTTTTTCAACTACAGCATCATATGCACTTAATGCTATTGCTGCACCAACATTTCCATATACGGGATCAGCAATTATTTCTGGTTCATTGATTGTAACTGGTTCAACGTTTATTTCCGGCGCTGCAGGTTCTACGGTATTTTCTGCTAATGTTGATACTATCACATTAACTGGTTCAATGAATATTTCTGGATCAATAAATTTAACGGGCATCATGAATGGTTCTAGTTCATATGCATTAACTTCAAGTTTTATTGATGGAGGATTTTATTAATGCCGTTAACGTTTTCGAATAATGGTGTTGGAAATTTTTCTTTAAGCAATATATCAGGGACTGGAAATTTATTGTTTAATGTTGCAACGGCTGTAACTACTTCAGCTACAGGATCGCCATGGGAACAAATTAATACTATTATTTCATATTTGCGAGGATATGTAACAGATTTTCGTAATCCTAGATTTTTTGTATATTATTTAGATTCAGGTAATCCTTTTAGCATAACAGATGGCGGTAATGATATGTTTGATGGCGGAAATGCTACAATTCCATGGCTACGATCTAATACTGCATATTGGAATCCTGGAGCAACAACATATGCGGGAGCTCCTGCATTATCTTATGCAATACAAACTAGTTCTTTAACGGATACTAACTTATATTATGCAGCATTTGGTTATACTGCATCATCTGGTACATTTCCAACCGGCCGTCAAAGTGCAATATATCATCCGTTGACATTGATAAGTGCTCGAAGTGGCTCTGGACCTATAGGATGGCAAAAATCAGGAAATATTGGAGCTGATGGAGCTGGTAGTATTTTAACAGGAAGTATATATACTGGTTCGGTAATTAATGGATTTACTACATATGCATATTTTAGGCAAACATATGGACAAGCATCAGATCCAAATATATGCGATGTGTATATGTTATTTGGACATCCCAATTGGAATTCATCATTTGGTACAATTGTTTGGAATGCTAGTTTAAGTACGCAAGGACAAGGGGCAGCATTATACGCCACCGGATCTAATTCAAACTTATTAGCAATAACTACATTATTAAGTCAAACAGGAAGTACAGCAGCGGGAGCAAGTTTACCAATAAGTGCAAGTGATATTACAACCGTTGTAAATAACTTTACATTGCGAATAAAAGAAGCGTTATCATATTAACGGATATTTATATTAAATGGCCAATACAATTCTCATAAAACGAAATTTAACAAGTGGTACAGTTCCTACAACTGCATCATTAGATGTTGGCGAATTAGCTATCAATGTCGCTGATGCTAAAATTTTTATGCGCCGTTCCGGTAGTGCAGGTGATACAATAACAACGTTTAATTCGATTGATAGTTTTATTACATCCGGATCTGTTACTGCAAGTGTCGACACTGGAACAACAACGTTTTTGATAACATCTGCTAGTAGAACAATGTTTTCTATTAGTAATACTGGGGGCGTTACTGCTTCTGGTAGTGCACAAACAATGTTTTTAATTAAAAATGCATCTAATAACAATTTATTTGCAGTATCACAAAGTGGCGTAGTAATTATAGCAACACAAAGTGCGGAATTAACAGGCACTGCACCAAACGGCGGAATGTATTTTACGTCTGGATCTTTTTTTGTAGGTTTAGACTGATGCATATATTTATATAAAATAGGAAATAAAAATGGCAACTTGGAAAAAAGTAGTAGTATCTGGTAGTAATATATCGCAATTAAATAACGATGCGGGATATTTAACATCCATAACAGCACAAAATGCATTTGCAACTGCATCATTTAACGGTTCAGAATTATTAGCAAATGGGGCGAATGGCAATTTAACCTTTGCATCATCATCAGGTCAAGGTTTAACTATCACAGCAAATGTTGGTGCTGATTCATTAACATTTGGTTTAAGTGCTATTCCAAATCCTAGTTTATTAAATTCTTCAATAACAATTGCCGGAACTGTAGTTGATTTAGGTGACTCGATCACTCAAGCAGAAATATTAGCAGGCAGTACGGCAATATCATCATCTGTGTTATCAAGTCCAGGACAAGGTCAAGCAGTTCTTACAAATAACGGCGTTGCTGGATCAACTATAGATTTAGGTTTAGAAACAACCGATTCTCCTACATTTGTTGGACTAACATTAACGGGTAATTTAGTTGTATTAGGTACAGCATCATTTCAAAATACGCAAAACTTGTTAGTAGCAGATCGATTCGTATTGTTTGCATCTGGATCTAATACTACAGGCGATGGTGGTATTGTAGTACAACAAGGTACGCAAAATATTGGCGAATTGTATGGTTATGATAGTGGTACAACACGTTGGGGATTTACTTCATCATTTAATTCAACAAGCAATTCATTTACGCCTGCAGTATATGCCGGAGCAGTAGAAACTAGTGCGGTTGCTCCTAGTGCGGCACCAATCTATGGTGGTTCTGGTGCAGGTCAAGGAACAATACATGTTGATACTAATACCGGAGACATTTACATTTACGTATAAAAATAAAAACAAGTTATGAGTATATTAGACAAATTGAAATCGCAAAACATTTCTGAACCAAACGTTCAATTAACAAAACAAGAAATTGAATTTTTATTGGTTTTACTCAAAGATGTTTCCGTTCGAGGAGAACATGTAGAAACATTTTATAACATCATACTAAAACTACAAGAGCAATATCTAAAACAGTGATATTTATTATAAATGTTGTAGGCCGAAAGGAAGTGGGCACACGCACGGCATAAGTGTATGTAACCAACCACAACACAAAAGGAATATAGTATGCCATCTTGGAAAAAAGTCATAACGTCTGGCTCTGATGCCTCGTTAAATTCAATTAATGTAACTAACGGTTTAACACTTACTGGTAGTTTAAATCATTTCGGAGATTACAATCACACGGGCAGCGTATACCATTCGGGTAGTAAATTTTTAACTGGTATATTTTCTCAAACCGGTTCGCTGTTTATAACAGGTTCAACGACGCAAATTGGAAATAATACATTATTAGGAACAACAACATTATCGGGTAGTATCATCATTTCTGGTTCAACAACAATTCCTGCAACTCCTACAATTAAAATATATGGGGATATGGAAACCGATGGTGTAATTAAATTTACGCCTGTAAGTAAAAATATCGACACATCTATATCTGCATCTTATATTTATGTTTCCGGTTCAACAAATGACTTGTATTTTTCACAAAATGGAAGTGGTTATAATAACGTAACTCGTTTACGTTGGTTAGAAGGTAACTTATATACTGGTTTATTAAATGGTGGTTTAATTACAACGCAATCATCAACCGTTTATCAAATTTCAAGTGGTAGCGGTATCATAGTAGATTTAAATGCTTCTTTAACAGATAATCCATATCCATCAATACAATATTTAAATTGGGGAAATCTATCAGCTAGTATTAGTGCGTTCACTGCTTCATATCAACAAGTATTTGTCGGTATTGACTCAACTGGTAACATTTTTGCTCAAGGAACGCCTTTTAGTAACGGTCAATTTGATAGTATAATTAACATAGGCGGAGTATTTTTTCAAAATCAATCTACAATTAATGGCTTTAAAACGCAACCTTCTGTAGCATATGGCTTTGAACAGCAACAAAATACATTTAATAGAGCATTTGGTCCATTAAAATTATCCGGATATATTTTATCGCCTAGTGCATCATCAACAGGCAGCCTTATAGTAACTAGCGGTACAGCATACGCCCCAGGATCTAATTATACAGTAGATCCAAATGAACCGTATTATGCTGTTGATAATGGAACTAATGTATCAAAAATATTTAGATACCACCAATCGGGGTCTACATGGATATATGATACAAATGCGGGTGTAGGATATGCTACAATCAACCCAGGACAATATTCAAATAATGGAGTACTTACAACGGTACAACCTAATGACTGGTCAATACAGCGAGTATTTTGGTTTCCAAATTCAGTTGTTAAAGCAATAGTTGTTTATTATGGTAATGCTTCTTATTCAACGGAAGCAGATGCGATTGCTAACATTAGCATCGAATCATTTGTTGAAGCTCCAAATACATCGGCTAATGCTATTTATTTGGGAGCAATAGTAATTAGAGGTAATGGTGTATTAACCGTACCGGCTGATTTTACAATTGTACCTGGTGGTTTATTTAGGCAAGTGGGAGGATCAGGAGGTGGTGGTTCTATAATAACCCAAACATTATCGGGTCTATCAGATGTATTAATATCGGGACCGACAAATGGTCAGCCATTGGTATACAACAATACTTCTACTAAATGGCAAAACTCATCAACATTAATTGCCGATTTAACAGGTAATGCAAGTACTGCTACGAGTGCGTCATTTGCTTCGACAGCATCAAATATAACACCTGCCATTTCAAATGATGTAGATACTCGAGTATTAACTGCCAATGGTAATGGAACACTAAATGCTGAAGGCAATCTAACATTTAATGGTCAAACATTAAGTGTACTATATGGTGTAGGCGATGAGGGTGGAGAAATACTTTTAGGTAAAGCTGCTACTAACACAACACTTACTGGTAGTGGAGTAACAGTTGATGTATATCAAAATAAACTTAGATTTTTTGAACAAGGGGGTTCTGCTCGAGGATTTTATTTAGATATATCAACAGGCGGTGGCGGCGCTTCAACTAATTTAGCATCGGGCGGAGGAACGGTAACATCGGTAGATACGTCAGGTTCTGTATCTGGAATTACTTTAACGGGCGGCCCGATTACCGGTGCCGGCACAATCGTCTTAGGCGGAACTATTACCGGATTAACAACATCTAATTTATCAGCAACTGCAGGTATATTAAATGCACAGTTAGCAAATAGTAGTATCACAATTGGATCGACTAATATAGATTTAGGTGATACTGCAACATCGTTAACAGGATTGGCATCAATAAATGCAACAGCATTTACGGGAAGTTTATTTGGTACTGCTTCATATGCCGAAACTTCTAGTTATGTCAATACACTTAACCAAATAGTTAATGTCGGAACTGATATTCAGCTTAATAATGTTACCGGACTAATTACGGCAAACACATATGATGCTGGATTGGGAACTATTTTAATAGATGGAACAGTACCAGGAGGATTGATTGACCTCAATGCTTCTACAATCATAATAGAAGGTGATATAGGAAATATTACAGCTGCGACATTTACAGGCACAGCTTCATATGCAACACAAGCATTAAGTGCTTCATATGCCCCAGGGGTATCAAAAATCATAGCAGGAACAAATATTTCTATATCACCAACATTGGGCACGGGCGATGTAACTATCAATGCAACTGCCGCAGACCCATTCCCATATACTGGTAGTGCTATTATATCAGGAAGTTTAACAGTTACTGGTTCGTTGCTCATAACCGGATCTGCAACTTTAATAAATCAAGGCCCGACTATTTTAAGTGGTTCATTTAAAGTACAAGGAAATGGAGATGGATTTACTGGTCCATTTGCTGCAATAACCGTCGATGATGCAAATTATACTAGAAAATTACATGATTCGCAAACCGGTTCTGGTAGTTTAGATTTTGGAACGCGTGATTTATTAGACGGAACCGGAAATGGAGTATTTAATTGGAATGGTATTGCAAAAACAATTGATTCTCGTTTGTATTTAAATGAAACCATTTCTGGAGCTACAAGAAATGCATTGATAACTAATATTGGATATGGTGGATTTGCTTTAAATGATGCTGAGTTTGACGTTTCAGTTCAAGTAAATGATTTGGTATTTTTAGATACCGATGGCATATGGTATCAAGTAGATCAAACAACTACATCTTCAACAAAAATGTTAGGTATTTGCCAAATGTATGACCCTATGTCATATATGGGCACGGTAATATTAGAAGGAGATATTATAGTAACAACGGGTGCAGGATACCCACAAGTACAAGGTGCTAACTTCGGATTACCAGTATATATAAGGGAGGGCAATGGCACAGTTATGTCAACTACTAGTCCAACTACGGATTATGTTAGATTGCTAGGACATTGTTATCACTACGATGGCGGAACAGAATGGATTATGAAATTCAAACCATCTCATGACTGGACAATATTATAAATAAAATTTTTGGATAATTCAAACGTTTTTATTATAATATCAAGAAAAGGTTACCATGACTCGAAAACTAGATAAAGAGCACTTAGATGAAATTATGGAGTTGCGAAATTCTTATAATAGCAATGCTTTAGAATTAGGAAACTTAGCAATTGAAATCACCGTAATGCAACAACGATTAGAAATGTTACAAAACGAACAAGCTCGTTGCATGAATACATTTTATGATTTGCGTAAACAAGAATCTGAATTATTAGACAAAATGCGCGAACGCTACGGCGAAGGCGAAATCAATATTCAATCTGGAACATTTACTCCAACCACATAAGGTTTGAGTTCGTGGATTCATATTTATAAAAAAAATCATAGGAGTATAAATGGCAGAAAGACAAATAGGCGCTGGAATAGTTTCTCCTGGTGTATTTACGAATGAAATTGATCAATCGTTTTTACCCGGAGCTATTGCGCAAATAGGAGCAGCAATTGTAGGACCAACAACCAAAGGGCCTGCTTTAGTTCCTACACAAATTACATCATTTGGACAGTTTACGGCACAATTTGGATCATTTACAGATGATTCATATGTTCCATATGTAGTTCAAGATTATTTACGTAATGGTAACGTAATTACCGTAACACGTTTATTGTATGAAGATGGGTATTATCTAACTAATGGTGGATTGGCAGTCGTTGCACAATCAGGTTCAACAAAAGTTGTAACACACATATTACATCCAGTTCAAGCAGTAACTACAACGGGTGCAACTAATGTATTCGAAGATTCAGTAATAGCATCTAGTACTTCAGGGTCATTTGCAATTACAGTTTCTGGTTCATATGCAGTAGCAACCGGAAATGATGCAAGTGCAATTGGATTTGGTGGTTCATTCTTAGTAAGTGAAACAACACCAATATCGGCATCAATTGTATCTACAGCAAACAATTATATTTCAAAAGTATTTGGAACATCTCCTAAATCAACAGATTATCCAGTATACGTGCAATATGAAAATCTTGCTGCATCATCATTGTTTGCAAATTTAGCTAATGTTACAATATCATTAGAAAAAATTTCAAATTATGAATTTTTACAAGATTACAATGTAGCATCAACACCGTGGATAACATCACAAAAAATTGGTTCGCTTACTAAAAATTTATTTAAGTTTCATACATTGTCACATGGCACATCAGTAAATTATGAAACAAAGATTGGTATCCGAGATATTAGATTATCAACCGAAACTGGCGATCCTGCAGGATACGGAGCCTTTACGGTAGAAATTCGTAGAGTAAATTCATTATCACCTACACCAGGTATTCCAAATTCTCCATATTCATCTCAAGATACCGACAAAGTTCCTGATGTTGTAGAAACATTTACTAATGTCAATTTGAATCCAAATTCATCTAGATATATTGCAAGAATAATTGGAGATCGTTATCAAACAGTAAATGATAATGGACAACTTTTTGTAAATGGCGATTATCCAAACAATTCACAATATATTCGAGTTGAAGTAGCAGATGCAGTTTCAAATTCAACTATTGATAAAACATTAGTACCATTTGGATTCCGTGCTGTTAATTCACCAATACCGATGGTATCTGGTACATTGAATTTATCTGCAGCAACATATAAAACATCGCAAGTTGTTTCATCTGAATATAGTTCAAAGAATTATTTAGGATTTGATTTTACCGCACAAAACAATATTAATTATTTAGCTCCAATTCCAACATCAGGTTCAAATACTGGTAGCAATTCAGATTTTTATTTAGGTGATGTAAATCAAGATGGACAAGCAGGATTTCCTTCATTAACCGCTGCATATAGTGGTTCATTGCAAGCAGCATTGACGGGGTCTACATTTACAACTAATGTTGCTTTAACTACTAGAAAATTCATTATGCCATTCCAAGGCGGATTTGATGGTACTCGTCCAAATTTACCTAAATATTCTGGAACCAATATTGCTTCTACAAATACATTTGGATTTGATTGTTCAACTTCAACTAGTACGGGTACGAAAGCTTATAATAAAGCATTTACATTGCTAAGCAATACAGATTATTATGATATCAACATGTTGCTTACTCCAGGTGTTATTGATAGTTTACATTCTGCGGTAACAACTGCAGCTAGAGATTTGGCTACAACTCGTCAAGATACATTCTATGTAATGGATTCAAATGCATTAACTGATTCAATATCAACCGTAACATCACAAGTACAAAATATTGATGATAATTATACTGCAACATATTGGCCATGGGTGCGAATTGTTAATCCTAGCAAGAATGTTCCAATTTGGGTACCACCTTCAGTTGTTGTTCCAGGCGCATTAGCATTCAATGATGCAGTTGCAGCTCCATGGTATGCACCAGCTGGTTTGAATCGTGGTAGTTTAAATTCTGTAATTGATACATATCAATCTTTAGCACAAGCAGATCGAGATACATTGTA